CATGTATCCCATGTGATTTTATCATACCATGAAAGTGATTGCAAATGCTTTGACCGGATTCTTCATGGATTTGTGAAAATTTACATAGACGCTGACATTTCCAGTTTTCCTGATCAGTTGAAATTTGTTTTGGAAGCTCTACCGATTTGATATATTCGAATCTATTTCTAATCATCTTCTCGGCCTTTTCATAGTCTGAGTCATCAAACATGATATCGAAAAGCCCGCCGTCATTCAGATAGAATATACTCATATAAAAACTCTTATCAGGATATACGTTCTTCAAAGCGTAATAATAAAACAGAAGTTGCTTATCCTTACATAGGTCCGCATAAGTTTTTTCTTTACCTGTGGCCCAATCAAGTCTCTTCCCAGACTTATAGTCTAGAACTTGTAAATAGTCTTCTGATTCATTTATGATTAGGTCGACAGTTCCTTTTAAGGAAAGATACCCCTCAAACTTTTTCCCGTTTATCTCATAGTCATATCTCGCCCAGTCTTTTTTTATCTCAAAATCAAAGAACAATTCAGTCGCATGAATATGCTTATTGCGAGGATCAAGTTCTCCATCGTTATATGCTAGTGCCGCATGTACCCATCTTGTAATTTCACGAAGATCTTTTGGTGCTAGATTTGGATTATCAACTTCTTTGTAGTAGTTAAAACAAACCTCTGTGATGTATTCGATGTCGTCGCACTGAGCGAAAGTCATATCGCATATATCATCATTCTTTAGAATCTTTTTCTTGTCTTGCTGTGCTTTTTTCTTATCTGCCAATACTTGCATAGCACGATGAAAAACAGTTCCTTTTGATGCGGCAAGACCGCTAGGACTTTTCATTCCAAGAACGTAGGTAAAGAAGTACTGCATATTGCAGATTTCTAAAGTACCCAACGCTGAAGATCGTAAATAACAGGTTATCATCTACAGGTAACTCCCAACGCAATGACAGCACTTAAAAATGCCCTGGTAGATTCCTCAATAGACATATCCTGATTATTAATTACCGCGTCATATCCGTTATATCCATCAAGATCAATTTCTGAGGCGTGACTTCCTTGTTTTACTGACCTTAATAGTCGAACGACTTTCCCACCACGAGACTTAACTGCGTTTACCTCATTAATGAAGCGACAATCTCCAATGACGGCTATCTCAGGGGAATCTTCTTCAATACGATTAAAGCAGTTATCAATCCAGATTGGCTCATACATTTTCCTCATTACGTCAGTACCAAGAAATTGCATAAATTCGCGAGCAGTCATCATCCCCTCGGGATGGTAGTGGATTATATTTTCAAGGTCAGGATTTGACTCTATTGAGAGTTTATACATTTTTTCGTCTGTGTATACAGACGGCATATTCTCCCACCTCAAATGCTGCTGAACTTGATTCTTCTGCTCGTCAGTTCCGTAAACACATTCCGGAGGAATATTGAATAATATAACGCACATCTCCTTAAGGGAGTCGGCGAAGTTATAGGCCCGAATTAGGGGCCAAATTCTACGTGAAGCGAATTGGTAAAACTCGTTTGATCTCTGTTGTAGGTCCAAAACTCCCATATCCTCAAACTGATTGCCATTTTCATCAGTAAAGAGAGAGTTCACTACTAGCTCACCCTGCGGAGAGATGAGGAACTTTTCAATGATATCATGACGTTTCATTTCATGACCATGAAGGAAGTTCGAGAGGGTGGTCTTTCCACTCTGCATTCGACCCGAAATTGCCAAGACCTTTGTCATACTTTTTCCTTAATAAATTTGTTTATTTCTTCTACTGACATATCTCCAACATCCTTCCCATGGGGATGGATGAATTTCACATTGAATAGATAACGGAGCTTTTCGTAAAGATCGTCTTTACATTTCTCCCCGGCAGGATCATTATCTGGTATAACCAAAACATTAGATACACCAGTTTTCTGGATAAGAAATTCCTGTGCATCACTTAGTGATGACCCAAACATCCCTACCGCATTTAGAATGCCAGCTTCGTATAATCGAATGACATCTCCCTGTCCCTCAACCAAGATGATCTGATCAAGCCTCTTGATGTGCGGCAGTGCCTTACCATAATTATAGAGAAAGTTCGACTTGCTGAAACCCTTTTGGTTGATCCATTTCTGGGGATTTCCATTTATCGTCCTTCCAGTTGACCCAACTAAGTACTTATCATTCTCGTCATAAACTGGAAACACAACTCTTTGATACATTTGACTATCAGGACGATCACAGACCCCGACATCGAAAAAGTCGAGAGTTTCGGCTTTATAACCACGGTCCAAGTAAAGTTTCGCTGGAAATGTCAGAATCTTACGAACATCCTGTCTCGTGAACCTCTTCTCCTCTGCCGCCTTCTTCTTTTCCTTGAAGAGTTTGTGTAGAGGATCACTCTTAAGTGATAGGACAGTTCCCATCGATATATCAGAGGTGAAGTCTTCGCAAAACTTCAGAACTTCCGGGAAGGTGTATTTTTTACTCGACTTTTCCAATAAAGGCCAGACGAAAGAGAAAATGTCTCCTCCACGATTTCTATGACAGCCCTTTGTATTGCAAAACCATCTACCGTAATACTCATCATCTTCGTTTATGTTGATATTGAACGCCGTTTCGTTGTCACCCTCGTGGATAGGACAGCAACAGATAATCATACCATCTGATTCGAAATAGTCAACCCCAAAATACTCAAATATGTTATGAATCTTCCTCATCATCTTCATTTTCAACGTCTGAGTCCGGGAATCCCTCTCTTGAGTCACGTTCATCTTTCTTTATCTTTCGTATCGTTCCTAGCTCTGTCAGCTTAGCAAATTCGCCCTGCATATTTACGCAGATATATCCATCATCTCCAATCCCAGGTCCATGTCTAGCAACTAGAGGTATTAGCTTCTTATTCCCCGCCCTGATTCCATCAGTAGCCTTTTCCTCATCCGTTTTGTCCTTAAAGATGGTACAGCTAGTCGCTATCCATGCAAGTCTATCAGATTGGCTGATCACATCTGTACTTTCCTTGGTTATTCCGTCACGATTTAACTGCACAAATGATAAGCAGGCACAATCGTTCTCTACCATAAAGTTGTGTAACTTAGTGATCTGAAATCCAAGAGCCTGAAATTCAGCAATATTACCCGTGATGCTTTCCGAGGTCATCAATTTGAGATAATCATAAATAATTAAGCAGTCATTAGTTCTACCGTTTTCATCATATCCAACATTCTTGACTATCCATCTTTTCATAATAGAAAGGATGCTATCAAACTCTTGCCCTGATACATTAATATAGTGATAGGGCATTTCCTTTATTCTACGACCACCCCGCGTGATCAAATCGACCTGATTAGGGTCTTGATAGAACTCTCCTTTAGCAATCCGATTTATCTCGATATCGCAGATGTTGGCTAGTAGTCTATTATGATGATCGAATCTACTCATTTCGGTATCGATCATGAGGACAGGGATTTTATGTTTTAGTGCGACGTGTAGGGCGACATTATCAGCCAAAACGCTCTTGCCTGTTTTCATTCTAGCTGCGATTAGATCAACACATTTACGCCTAAAACCGCCTCCGATACATTCGTCATAATGAGCCATTCCACTAGGAATACCAATTGACTTCCCCTGATTCTCTTTTAGAGAGGCGATATACTCCTCAATATCATCTCCGATTGGCTTGGGAGTTAGATCATCTTCTTTAATGAAAGATAGGCAGGTTTCCTGAATTGGATTTTCTGCAAGCCCGAGAATATGAGTGATACTCTCTTCACCAGTAATCCCATTCAAGGACTTATAGATGTCACGAAGTCCTCCTTGAAGCTTTCTCGCGAACTCTAGACGCTTTAATCTTTTTGCATGATCGGAGATGTTATCAATGTGGACTGGGGTATTAGTAACACCCTGAATGTGCGATAGAAATCCCTTATTCTCAATATACTCTCCCAGTCCTAATGACTGGGCTGAGGCAAGAATCTCAGTGAATCCTATCTTCTCGGATTGCTCGAATGATTTAGCTACACATCTGTATAGTACCTTATTTTGCTCTATGGTGAAGCTATCTTCCCCAATTAGGGAATCCACCTCTAGATAGCAATCTCTTCCGAATGTAATTAGCCCGGCCAATACAGCACGTTCGGAGGCAATATTTTTAAGTACTTCTTCTTTCATTACTTTCCTATACAATCGTCACAGACAAAATTCTCGCGAGCAAGTTTTGGTGAAACCTCATATGTTTGATGACATCTTGAACATTTCACCTTAGCTGGCTTATAGGGAGGGCGTCTCTTGACACGAGTTTTAGATTCCTTAATAGCATCATATCCCGGCTCTTTCTCCACCTCCGACAGAAGGTCAGTCATTTCCTCAAACTTGTTGGGTTTCCCATTATGGATCTTCCCTTTTCTTCCTCTGGAAGAAGGGTTTGTGATTTCTGGAGTTTTTGGAACTCTCGACTTCGACGGTTTGGTCTTCTGGGATGTACCCAGCTCTAGATTATCAAGACGTTTCATTAGCTGTGAAAGTACGTCATTATCATCTGGGATTTCAGGCTCGTCACCATCCAATAACTTAAGTGCGTCAAGTACTAAATACCAATCTTTATTCTCAATTGCCGACCTTAGATGAATACATACATCTTCTATCTGTTGTAAAACAGTCATTTAAACCCCTTTGTCTTTCCTAAGTCCTGTAATAGTGATACTCTCTTTTTTATGTCTTTGATCATCTCAGATGAGCATTGTAGGGCCGCATCAAGCTTAAGTCTAGCCGCCTCTACTATTTTGGCATACTCATTGTCGATGATAACCATTTGTCTTCGAATTTCGAGAGGGACGAACTTGTCGAAGTTATTCCAGTACTTCCCAGTAAGGTAGTTGAGTGCCTCTTTACACCAACTATACTGACTGTACACAAGATCATGCTTTCTTTGTAGAAGTCCGGCATAGTTCATTAGCATAATCGCCTTAGCGAAACACTCATCACTCGATAAGGAGATTATATCCTCGTACTTCATTTCAAGAATTTCGCGATACTCTTCAGAGTCTGGAAAGTCTGGAATACCATTGTCTACGCAGTAGTTTTCAACCCACTCAATGAACTCATCTAGTCCATGTACTTTTCCAACATCTGACGCCATTCTTTTTCCTTGTTATATGGAAGTGTTATCATTTTGATATCATTAAGTTCGCACCATTCTACCTTATCCCTATCTCTTTTCTGGGAAAGTAAGAAGTCCATCCTAGATTTATGAAAGAAGGAACAGAACTCGTAGTGCTGTTTTCCGTGAACCTCAATTATTATTGAGAGGTCTGGAATGAAAAAGTCGGCATAGAGAAGAGATTTTCTGGCGGGCTTTTTTGAGCCGGGAAGCGTAACTTCTTCATATAGAGAATAGAGGGGGAACACTTCCTTGATTAGCTCTCTCGCCAATGAATGATGAGATGACTTTCCCGCCCTCTGTGATCTCGCCCTATACTTTGAGAAATTAAACTTGTGGACTTTTCCGTCAAATCCTGTAACATTAACCATTTACCATCTCATTGACTTTTTCTTTTATCTGATCAAAAATATCCTTACGCTCAACTAGGAAGTCGTAAATCTTACTCTGACCTTGAAACTTAGGAGCTTCTTCGAATTCGCCGTTTCCAGCAAGGAAGGGAATGCTATACCAAGCCCCAGCCTTCTCGATAATAGAGAATGCCTCGGCGAGTTCAATTATCTCCTTCTCCTTATCAATACCTTTGCCGAATCTTATATAGCTTACGCATTCTGTTCCGGAAGCACCCATTGATGAGCAGCTTATCTTCCAATGAACAATCTGTCCAATCTTCTTATCTCCCTCAAGCCAAGGTTCCGTCTTATAGATATCCATACGGGTTGAGGCTTTATATTGAAGCTCAACACCGCCATCTGGGTTCTTTAGCTTGCCGTATCCAGAAGTATTTGTAATATAATGCTGGATTACGAGAACTAGTATCTTGTTTTTGGTTACATCTTGAGATATTTTCTTGACCCAATGTGTCAACATTTTTGGGAGAGATGCTCTTATCGAGCCAGAGACATCTGCATCCATTTCTGATCGAGGTAGTAGATCAGAACAGGAATCTATAACCAATACAGCCCCTTTATATTCTGGCTTCTTGATTAGAGAACATGCTATGTTTAAGAAGTCGTCAGCAGAAAGAGACTCTCCTTCTTCGTGCGAAGAATGGATTACTGTAAATTTTTCTAGATCTAGACCTTGTATTCCATTTAAGTTGTAAGCTTCAAGCCGACCCTCAACGTCTATATAGATAACAGGCTTTCCCATAGCTTGAGCATTTGCACATATCTGCAAACAGGTTGTAGACTTTCCTGATTTTGGATCTCCAGCAATGAGACTCCAGCACCCCTCTAATATACCACCATTCAATGCTAGATCAAGTGCCGGACTTACAGAAATAACCTTACGATCCTTTTTTACATTTAGAAGTTCGGACCCATTAGAGATTACTCTGCCAAATTCCTTCTGTATATCACTGTCGCGTAATTTATTTTCTGTAGTACTAGAACTAACCGCTTTCTTCGCCATTAAAGATCCTTTAGTATGTTTTTACCGGTAGAGAATGGCTTAGCCACTTCTACATCTTTTACTTCTGTTTTTATTAACTCTTTTTCAACTCTAGACTTTTCGAAAGCTCTTATCGAGTCTATCAACTTCTTATTTTCAGAGATAAACTTCTCATCATCCCAAGTTCTGTTGTAAGCTATTTTTAGTACAAACTTGCACTCTGGAGATGTCAACGCCTTTATTATAGAGTCGGCGTGGAAGTCTTTCAAGAGACGATTGGCCCCAAAAAGCTCTTTTCGGTAAATCCCAGCGTACTTCTTCTCATTCCAGAAGCTTTCAGGATTTCTACCTTGATTAAAGTGATTGTTTCGCTTCTCGAAAATCAGCTCTACAATGTAGTTCTGAGCATTTATGAAACCCTCTTTAAACTTTGACTTATAGGGGGTTTTCTCGGATTCACTTGATTTTCGTGATGTACGGCTTTTCTTTTCGGGGTTTTGACTTTGTTTCTTCGGCAAGTTGACTGGCTCCTTGTGTCATTGTTACACATCCACTTTTACGACCAAGCAATGCTGATACGTTTGGTAGATTTACCTTAGCGTTACACTCAAGATGATACTGCTTAATATCATCTGGTTTCTTCCCCATCTCTTTTGACAGAGTTTCGACATCTTTAGATGCGTTACCTTCGATATAAAACTTCTCAACTACCGTCAGTTCTTTCTTCGCCATTTAATACTTCCTCTATTTTCTTAAGTTTGTTTTCTAGTACGGAAAGTCCATCACGATAGGTTTCGCACTGATAGCGAAACTCTAACTTTTTAGCCCCAATTGCACTAAGCTCTTGGCTTGTTAAATTCTTAGCGAACTCATTATTTCCAGAGCCAACTATAATGCAGGGAACAATATATACGATCACATCAGCCATTTTCAATATATCTCTGTCTTTGTGATTCGGACATTTTATTAATTTTACGATTCAGTTCAGTCTTGGCTTCGCGTAAAGCGTCTTTCTTTCCGGCCTTACCTTTCTCTTCTTTTTCCTGAATAAGAGTCTTGCCCATTGACTTTGCATTTTTTTCAGCGAGTTGGCCTAATGTTTTAGGCTCTCCCTTAAAAAAGACAGTTGCTGGAAAGATTACTCTCTCCAGAGTGTGCTTCTTGCATTCAGGGCATCTCTTGAGAGGTTTATCCTTTACTGACTGAACGATATCATGCATTTCATGCTTGCATGTCTTACATGCGTAATCGTATCTCATTAGTCCTCCAGATACTTAAGGATATCACCAATGATACCATTACGCTGAATATCTTCATAACCAAGTTGGCAAATTCCAAGACCGTCCACATGTGCATCATACAACCGATCAATGGTCCAGTCAAGTCCACTTTTGTTTTTTATATCAGTTTGTTTGGAATCGCCGTTGATAACAATCTTGGAATCTTTACCAATTCGTGTCATAAACATCTTGATCTGTTCAGATGTACAGTTCTGTGCTTCATCCAGTAACATAAGCGTACGATTAAATGTCATACCACGCATTGTTTCAAGTGGTTCATATCGAATCTGCTTATTATTTAGGTAGTGCCCATAATATGATTGACCAAGAAAGAATTTAAGATTCTCCTCGATTGGCTTTAGATATGGAGCGATTTTTTCGCCAAGCTCTCCCGGTAACGCCCCAATCTCTTTTCCGGCACAAACCAAAGGTCTTGTTACAACAATTTGTTCGAATTCACCTTCGTGTAGGTAATTAGCGAACATACCCGTTGCTAGAAAAGTTTTCCCGCAGCCCGCAGGCCCGGTGCATATTGTTATCAGATTATTATCAATTGAATCCATATACACTTCGTGATTCGGTGTAATAGCTTCAACTTGACGAATTTTTGGCTTCACTTCTTCTCTGACTCGACGAGTTCTTGTCGGCTTTCTTCTTGGCATATTTACGCTCCGCTTGATCCAAAACCATTTTCGGCACGCTCAGTGCTGTCAAGCTCTTGGACTTCTACTAGGTTAAAGTGAGGAACTTCCTGAAAAAGTATCTGTGCTATTCTATCTCCAGCCTTGATTAGAAATGCATCAGTATCCCATGATTTGCCGGTATTTAGCAAACATACTTTCACCTCTCCTCGGTATGTAGAATCAATTACTCCGGCCAGAACGTCTATTCCCTTTTTTACTGACAGTCCAGACCTAGGCCAGATTAGTCCAACGAAACCATTCGGGATAGACATGCTAATATCAGTACTTACCAAGGCACGTTCACCGGGACCAATGCATAAGTCTTCGCTAGAGTATAAATCCCATCCTGCATCGGAAAGGTGTGCCTTGGTTGGGATTGTTGCGTTTGGTGATAGTTTCTTAATTTTTACGTTCATATGTCCATTTCTTATACAAATTTTTTGAAGTAATCCAGCCATTTGATATCTAACATATGTTAAGTCAAACATTCGTTATACTCTTCTGGCTCTCCAAAGAGTTCCTTTTGATGTAATTTCTCGTATGGATTTAGCCATTCTGGATATGCGTCTAAAACTGGATGAATACTAATCCTGGTTATATTTCGCTTAACCGCACCCGCCCTAGCTATCTTAAGATGAGTATTCTTTAGATCGTTAGGGATTTCCTTTGTTTTTGCTAAAAACTTGCAATATGAATATTCATACACTCCTGCTACTTTGACGAAAACGAAAGTGTGTAGATATCCCCTTTTAATTCCGAGCATTGGTTGTTCTTTTTGCTCATCCGATGTGTATTTAAAAACTTCCCAGTCATTTATTGACTTTGTTGGATTGCCTATTAAATAGGCTGCTTCTTCTTTAGTTATTATGTTCATGCTAATACTTACTGATCCTTGCGTGTAAATCCTTATCAATCTTTGCCACATCTAGATGTTTCACCATCAAACGGGCGTATTCCTTAAATCCTTGTTCATCGTTATAAGCGTCTAGTAGACGATTGAAGTTCCAGACGACAATTTTGGCGAATGCCTCTTTTTCTTCATACGACTCTAAAGAGTCGAGCAAAACCAGAACGTATACTCCTGCCTCTAAGGCATACTTAGGAACTCCGTCCCTTACCTTGATACCCTTCTCCCTACGATACAACATTGCAGTCGTATGTGCGATAAACTCATCCATGAGATAAAGAGGTCGATCTTCCCAGTATTTCACTCCATTAGAGTAGGTCGAGTCATACATAAAGACGCGAAGCTCTTTTGGGACTTTTTTCAGCACTGCTGAAAGTTTAACATCTGGTTCGGAAAATGCAACAAAATTATTTGAAAGTAGATAGAAGGCATTGCCTTCGGGGAGTCTGGAACGCAAAATTCCGTTTATTCCATGTGTACATTCATGCACTGTGGAAATATCTAAGGACTCCTGATCTACATAATTGAGGCCATAATCTCTGGCAGTTACATTATAGTGATGCCCTTCAGGGAGATGACTCTGAACATCTGCCATTATATCAGATCCTGGGTATGGACGAACTCTGTCATATGTTGAGGAAAGTCCAGTAAAAAGGAAGGCAAGTAGGTAGATTATTTTCATCAGCAGTCCCAGTTAGGCGGATTCATTTTGAATGCATATCCTTGCATATTTTTATGGTAGATTTTATCAATTCCGAAAAAGACTTATTTGAATCTCTTGTTGGTTTAATTTTTTGTGGACGATCTTCTTTTCTTGGAAAACCTTTATAGTACCATTCTTCTGGCTCCCATTCTGGATCTGAATAAGTTCCGTACACTTAAGCCTCACAAGAACTACAAGTTAGAATTGAGCGTGCCAACTCCTGGGCCGGATTAGCACTTCTCTGGTAGTAGAACGTCTTAATGCCCATCTTCCATCCATCAATTAGTAGAGTCGAGACCTCTTTGGGAGATACGGACGGGGGAATCATCAAATTAAGTGACTGAGACTGATCGATAAACTGCTGTCTCTGTGCCGCTTGTATCACGATTTCCTTCTGAGAGATTTCGCCGAAAGTCTTGAATACTTCCTTTTCTTCTTTACTGAGAAAATCGAGATGTTGAACTGAGCCGCCCTTTAGTAGGATAGACTTCCATGTATCGTCATCATTCTTATCGTGCTTTTTTAGTGTGTTTTTCAGGTAGGGATTCTTGTAGGTGAAATTTCCCTTAGCCAATTTCTTAACGTAATAATTTGAATTCTCAGGCTCGATGGAAGGACTAACTTGACCAAGAATGAAGCTTGAGCTTGTTGTTGGTGCTACTGCTAATAGTGTAGTATTTCTTCGACCATATCCATTTAGAAGTTCAGGCTCTCCATATATTTTAGCCATTTCCTCGGTTGCCTGAGTGGTTCTTTTATTGATAGTATCCCAGATTTCAGAGTTTAGGAGCTTGGCCTCCATAGACTCAAACGGGATCATTTTCGACTGAAGGAGGGAGTGCCATCCTAGAACTCCAAGTCCCAACGCTCTTTGTCGTTTAGCGAAATTATGAGCTGCTTCCATAAACTTAATATTCGCGGACTTTTGTACGAATTCTTCATTTACTGCGTCCAAGAAATATGTGAGAGTTTCAATAGCATCTGTCTTTACTATCTCGTCCCAATGAACAAGATTTAAGGAGGAAAGAACGCATACAAAAGAATTGTCTGAATCACTAAAGAGACAAATTTCTGAGCAGAGATTAGAACAGCTTACCTTGAGCG